CAAAGGCAACCATGTCTGCCTTTTTGCCATCGTGTGCTATTAGTGCTATTTTCATTTATTATCATTTAAAAATTTAAGTATTTTATCCTTTATGCCGGACTGCTTAATTCCTTCGTTAGATCTTGGAGTATGTACAAAATTGATTAAACCTGGCTTATTATCCGAGCCATCTTTTGCCGCAAACCTATCTCCTAAGAATTCAACTCCCATATCTAAATCATCAATTGCAACCCAGTCCGTAACCTCGTTGTTATCTAACCAGTGTTGAATTTCCATACTGCGCTCTAATTCAAGATCTGCCCTAGATCTCAACCTCGACCATTCACTTGGAAATAAGTCTTTAAACATTCCAGTAGCGTCAATCGGTCTCTTTATAATACCCTGAGACTCGTAGTAATCTCCCAATTCTTCCAGGTTTGCATGAAATCTCCAATCTGATGATACTACTATCTCCGCTCCTGTTTCTTCTAGGATTGAGTTAAGTAATTTGACTGCTTTCTTGTCAAAGTTATCGAAACGCACTTCAACTGGCCCATTAGCACCAAAGCCTCTACGGGGGTTATCTTCGGTAAAGAATGCCCTCTGTTTTTTAAAGCGAGTGCCCCAGTTATTTGAGAGGCAGATTACACCATCATTGTCCAAAAAGATTACCTTCATATCGTTTATATAGGCAGGTTTACACTTGTTTCCTATGCTAATATAAACAAAAAGCCTGACATAAAAAATGTCAGGCCAATTATTTTGCAAAAGTGAGTGTTTTATTTATATCTTAATAAAGATCATCAAGTAGTGTTTGTAGACGATACACTAACTCACCCCACATATCAGAACCTGTTGAGACAGGTTCTAACCCAAGTTTATCAAAGCGTTTTGTTTTAGGTTTATATTTTCTCTTAATATTTTTTAGAGATTGTTCTAAATCTTTTTTTGCATCTGTTACTAAAGATTCATATTCATCTACAAGGCTATTGTAATCATCAACCCATTTATTTATGTCTTCTGCATCACTTTCTACAAGATCTTGAAGCGACATGGCCTCATTAACGAAGTCATTGCTTAAAAAGCTCTCAAATGTTTTTAAATGTTTCATTTTTCTACGTTTTTTTTCAGTGCCGCTAGTTTAATAAAGTAAAGTGAGTATTTTATCTAAAGTCCGCTCTAACTTTAAACTTTCTATCTTTAATAATGTTATTCATCTCGTTAGAAAGGTAGGCTAAGATTTCCATCTGAGCATTCTTAGCAGCTTCATCAACAGAATCTTCGGACATATATCTTGAAAAATCTTCCCAATTATTTGCAGTTTCTTTATACCAATCTTTAAACTCTTCAATTAGGTTCGTTGCTGGTACATCAAAACTCGGTAGTTCAATATATTCTTCATTGACTTTAGATTCATTAACTGTAAGTTCGTATCTGTACTTAAATGCTTTATCTGCTGTAGACTTTGACATCGTTTTAGCTTTGATGCCCATCTTTTTAAGTTTAGCTTCAGTTTCTTTGCGATCGTAATTATCTTCAAATCTTAAAACTAATTGATTACCCCAGTTTTCACTTTCGACATACTCAACAGAGTTTGCACCTATGCCATATGGGTTGTCTTTATACTTATTTACAAGATCTTGAAATGTGATTGCCTCATTTGTAAGTTCACTAGCTTCATTTACAAATGATTCAAAGTTATTTAAGTGTTTCATAATTATTTAATTTATTTTACTTTAATTTCAGTTCTAATCTGTAAGGTCGATCTTCCTCCATAAATACCGATAACAAATGAAGGTATAATTTTATTTATGTCAAGCAAATATTGAAATGGAACAGCAGTTACCGGCAATTCTATAAACCAGACCCCATAATTATTATTAGCACTCATTTGATATTTTTTGAATGGTAATATTTTCACCAATTCGTTAATGATGTTTTCAACCTCTTGAGGGTATTCTCCAGTTTTGGCTTCATTTACAAAGGATTCAAAGTTATTTAAGTGTTTCATTTTTCTTTTCTTTTTTTTGTATTCCTCTTCTGCATCGCCTTGGCCTGCAGGAACATCACCAGAACCGTTCTCTGTAGATGTTGGAAGCTTGACTGGTCCGATTCCTCCGACGCTATCAATTGAGATATTTTCAACAACCTCTGGGAGGCCTTCGTGTTTTGTTTCTGCAAAACCTTTTAATTGTTTTAGAGTCATACCACTGGCAAGATCTTTTACTTTGTCTCTATAATCTGAATCGACGTCCGAAATCTGCATATCGCCCTTTTTAACAGCGTATGCTACTCCCATTAATCTTTGCTGTGTTTTACTTTGACTTGGCATTTACGAAATCTTCATATAGTTTTACGTGCTCTATTGTTTAAATATTTTATAGCTTTAGCCCTATCGAAATTGCAGTTACATATTCTTTGGCGTAAGCAGGTGATCTTTTAGATTTACTTACAAATGGTAATTTCTTAATGCTTGATATGGCCCGCTTTACATCAAACTTATCTAATACATGGTTTCGTTCTGCTAGGTCTGTTGCCGTTGCCGTTAAATTATATCCACCAATTTTATTATCATAACTTGGCAAAGCTTGTATTTTCCAGTACATGTGTCCTGTTGCTTTATAAAGATCATCTTTGATTTCCTTTTTGTGGGCGTCTACTGCATCGACAACTTTTTTGTAATCTTCTCTGCTCATAGATTCATTTACGATTAAGAATTCTTCAAATAATTTTACGTGTTTCATTTTTATTTTGATTAGAATTTTTGATATTTTGATGTAAAATCTATCATTTGGGGTCCCATTTTCCTAATAAAATCAATAGTTTGTTGAGATATATCTGAAGTGTTTTCTAAATAATCACAAGCTTCTTCAATTTCTTTCTTTAATGCTGATGTAGAGATTACCTTTGCTTCATTTACGAAATGTTCAAGTAATTTTACGTGTTTCATTTTTATTAGTATAGTTTTTAATTACCAAACGTAATCCATTTTTTTAATCTTAGAGATTCTGTCTTTAATTGACTTAGCGTAGTTCTTCACTTCTCTTGAATAGTAATTGCTACTATATCCTTCTTCTTCTTCACGCTTTGCTTGATTTGTATAGTCTACATATCTGTTAAAATCATCTAGAAGATTTTGCATTGCGTTTGAAGCATCTCTTAGTTTAACCTCACGGCCTTTAGGATCCTTTCCGATGATAACATCTCCCCATTTTCCTTTAGCACCAGTAGCTAAACCATCTTTAATTTGAGAGGTAACTACATCAATTGCATTTAAGACTTCTTTATCGATAGGCATTTTAGCAGCTCTATCTGCTAGGATCATGTGGTATCTGTCAAGATTTTCTTTCTTAAAGTCTTTATCATTTTTAAACGCGATTGCTCCTTTTCTTGCAGTAGTTCTTTCATCACGTTTTGCCGAGGTAGAATATCTTGCTTTTAAAATGTCAAGATCAAGAACATATGCTCTATCAGCAAGTTCAGCTACTTTAGTAATACTTGAGATTCCAGATCCCCATGAGTCTCTAGCGTTAGATTTATTAAACCCAACAGCATCTTCTTTTTTAGATGTTTTTAATGTTCTATCTCTTGATCCTCCTAGTCTCCTTTGATATCCACTGGCAAGCCATTCATTTTTTCCATTAGTTGCACCTAATAGTGTGTTTGCGGGAATAGTTTTGTGCCAGGAGTCCGCTGCATATGGGTTCTCCTTTTCATTGGTTGTAAAATACAGATAAACCGCATTGTTTCTCTTTTCTTTTCTTGCTTCAACTGGATCCATTTCGATAATATCTACATCTTGGATTTTATCAAGTTGAATCTTTGCCATACCGTAGAACACTTTAGCAAAATCTTTTTGCATAGAGCTTGCGCCCGTTAAGATTGACTGTAACTTCATTGATTGAAATGCTTCTGCAATCATCTCTTCAGATTCATTAACTGACTCTTTTAGTGTTTCAACGAATTCATTAAATGATTCGTATATAAAATTATTTTTCATTTCTTTATTATTTTTATTATTTTTTGATTCAAATGTTCCTGTTGATGCTAGGTTGTAAAGGTGGTCGGCAATCTTTTTAGCTTTTGAACCTTTATGTCCATAAGTTGCAACTGTTTCTTCAGCCTCTTCGGGCATCATCTCTGTTAATTCCCACGGATCAAACTCATCCATTAAATCATTTAAGATTTGTTTAGCCTCTTTTTCAAATTTATCAGCTTCGTTAACAAAAGATTCATCGAAGTTCCATCCTGTAATTTCTTCTTCAGGGATATCAATGTAATCCATTAAATACTCTGCAAACTCTTCTGCATCATCTCTATTCTTAAATTCGAATGTATTGGCAGAAGTCATCTTACCCATTTTAGAGTAATCAACTCTAAATGCTTCACCAGCTTCTCTAGCGTATCTTACAGACACTTCAATTGCTGGCTTTTTGGATTTAGATAGGTGGGTAGGTTTTTTATGTTTTTTTAACCAATCGGTCTCGTGAAGTTGATCATCATCTTCTTCGTCTTCAACACCATCGCCGTCCTCATCATCGATTACGCTAGCATCAAGGCCAGTTCCTCTAGGTACACCAATTGTATCTGCTAGGGCTCCTGTAAGTCCTGGAGCCAGCTTTTTAGCTAGGTTTGGAGCTTTTTCCTCTAACTCTTCTTCTAGCTCTTCTGAGTTTTCTTTAATTGTAACTGGGAAAGTTTCTCCGTCAAATTCAAATTCTTCTTTACCTTCGTCTTTTGCTTTCTTAGCGGCAGCTACAAACGCTCTTCCTTCTTCAATGATTGCAATTTGCGAAAGCGCTCTTTTTCCAAATGTAGAAAGCGAGATACCTTCTTCCGAAACGTTAAAGTATTTTGTATTTCTTCTGATCCACTTTGAAGAATCTTTAGAATATTCTTTTAAGATTGCATCAAATTCTTCCTGCGTAATTTTTCCGTCGGCAATTGCTTCAAGCATTTTATTTCTAACTCTAGCGCTTTTTCCAACTTGTACTGCAGGGTGATTTTCAGTGTATCTTCTCTTAAGGGTTATTTTACTTCCCTCATTTAAAAAATCTTGAAAATTCATATTTAATTGTTTCTTTGTTTTTTTATATATCTTTCTTAACTAAGAACTGAGAAAACGTAAGAAGATTCGACTCATCGATAGGACTCTCTTGTGTTTTTAACTTTTGATGGTTCAAATAAGTCTTAAAAGGCATTACGCTTGATTCGTTACTCTTTAACATAACAATTGCCTCAATTTTATCGACAATTGTATTGATTTGCTCCATTAAGTCTGCATTTATAATATCAGTCTCTTTTGCTCTTTTCTTTCTAAATGAACCAATTGCAATCTTATATAGTTCTGAAAGAACCCTATTGTTTACGTATTCAATTGTCTTTTCGTTCTTGATAAATTTAGTATTCAATTCAAATTCAGGTCGATCACTAAAGTCTGCGGAATCAAAACTAACACCAACATATTTTGCTGCATTCTCATTAACATATGCGTTAAATACATTTGAAATTAGTTCAATGTATCTCTCGTCTGCTTGGTCTGATTCAAGTTGAATATTATCAACATCATATTCAGAAAAGAACTCAACTAGGTCTAATAGTGAAATTTGATATGTGTCGCTTGGTTTTCTAGACTCACTAACCTCAGTTTTTGTTCCACTAAGTTTAAAGTTTTTTACCGTCTTGCCATCAAAGAAATTAATAACTAAAGAATCAATATCTCCATCAAGATCTTCATTAAGAGCCGTCTTACTTAACGAATTATTAAAAATGTTATATGCTCTTCTGGTAAAACTTAACGCTTCATATGCTTGATTTCTTTCGGCATCACTCATTTCTAATAGTTTTACTAGCTCATCTTTCTGATGAGAACTCAATACTCCTTTAAAAACAACCTGTGGTCTTTGAACATCTAATTTATCTGCCCATTCAAAAAGAACCTTTGGGTCTCTAATAACCTTCTTTATTAGTGTATTGTCTAGAGGGTTCATTACCTGAATATGTGTTAAGATAAGCCCGTTCTTTGGTGTTTGATCGTATTTAATGTCAATTGTTTGACTGTCTGTCATGTAGTCAAAACCAAACTTCCAGTCAAGCGGCATTTCAGCCTTTGTCACGTCGTCAACCGATTCAAAATATTTAATTGCATTCTCATAATATTTAGCGATTGTGCGATCTACTTTATCCAACGGCTTCTTTTTACCACTCTTAAAATAGGTGTAACCAACTGAATCGTTTTGAACGTGAAACGAAGATGCCTGTACTTTTTCAGTAACAACACATGGAGACTTTAGCATCTCCATAAAATCTTCTCTATTCGTTGATTCAAAATATGTATGTAAGCTTTGTAGTGCCATAGTTTTATTATTTAGCGATGTCTTCTGGTAGAGGCAGACCTGACATTCCTAGTTTAACTTCAAATTCTTTAAAGATCTCATCTCTCTTTTTAGGAAACTTAAACATTGATGAGTTAATTAAATCTCTTAAACTCTCATATGTCATTAAATCACTTACTTTTGCGCCATCGAAGAGAAGGTCTGCTATCTCTTCTGGTAGTCTTGTAATTTCTTTATCGAATTCTTTTAGTAACTTTGCGTTTTTAACCAATCCTCTCTTACCAACAAATGATTTACGAACCTTTACAACTCCTTGATTCAAGCGAATTACATATGCTTCGTACTCTTTTGTTTCTCCCTCTTCTGTTTGATCTATAATCTCAACAAATGATTTACCAATTGCCGACATTAGGAGGATGTTTCTATATGCACCTTTATATTTTGACTCGTCTTTTGTAAAGTCTGGAGAGTGGTACATAAATCTACTCCAATTAATATCTCTTGATAACATTAGGTCGACTTGACCTACTCCATTATTTGATTTACCCTCAATAGGAGCAGCGATTGATACCTGCTGGAATCCTACAGCCATTGAGGTGTCTAACCCTTTTTCTTTCAATAAATCATTCATATCGAAAAGAACTTTAGCCAGTGAAGTGTCTAAGTGTCCTGCAATCTTATCGGCAGAAACAGCAATATCAATATCTCCGCTAGTCTCTCCTGGATTCTTTTTTCCAGCGCTTCCAATAACTGCAGCATCCTCTCCGATACCAGTAATTCCAATATGAGGAAAAACATTTTTCTCGATCCATTCTAGAGTTGCTGCAACTTCATGTTGTTCAAATGGTCTGGACTGTGCAATTGCATTACCACTTTCACTTACAAACTGTTCAAACGCAGCTGCAACATATTTACGACCGTGTTTATTATGTAATATGTCTGAGATTAGACCTTCTTTGTCAATCCCTTTAGGGTTACCAATTTTATAACTTAGCGACCACATCTTTCTTAATTCAGCAGTTGACGTCTTTTTAAGTTTTTTGTACTCTCTGCGGATTGATTCAGGATCCCTCTTTGAAGAAAAGTTTGATCGCGGAATCTTATCTTCACTTACAAACTGTTCAAATAATTTAACGTATTTCATCTCTATTTTTACTTATTATGATATTCTATTTGGTCTTTTAAAAATTCCTTAATTGTTGGAATTACATCATCTTCAGAATTAATTTCATCAGCCCAGTTGTCATCACCAAAAACCTCTCCATTTCTAAAAAATCGAATAGATCCGTAATCACGATCATTATCTTTGTATTTAGGTCCAGTCAGAATATAATCCATTCTATTTGCCAGAATTCCCTCTTTTTCAATAGTTGCCGGATACCCAGCCTTTTTAAGTATCTTAGCCGCTTTTCTCAGGTTTAATTTTACACCTCTATCTCTTCCTACTTCTTTAGCAGTTATCGTGTATTCACCTATAAACTGCTCAAATAATTTAACGTATCTCATTATTAGTTGTTTGTTTTTAATTACAGTACTAATATAATTAAAAAGTCTGACATAAAAAATTCTGGCTTATTTTATTATGTGTTTTCTTAATTTGTCATAGTATTTATAAAGATATTTCGGCACCATCTTTTCGAATGCTTCTCTATCATCATTTGCAAGTGCTTCTCTAGTCTTTGTACCGCTAGGTCCTCCTTCTGCTCTTGCATCTACCATTTCTAGTTTAAAATCCGGATGTACAACCGTATCGGTCTTTGGTCCAGTAACATATTTAATCTGTGGTGTGTATGCCTTGATTCTGTCGCTTCCAGCACCTACACCAACAGTCTCATATCCTTGCTCTCTTAAGAATCTAACAAACCAAGGAATTACTGTTCTACCATAGCTATTTGGGTAAATAAAGAAATCTGCGATCTCCTTCTCGTTCTTTGCAACCTCTTGTCCAATTTGAAGTAGAAGGCTTTCTGGGAATGGAGACTCTTCACGCTTTGAAACTATTTGCATCGCAACTACTGGCTTACCAAACATTTTGGCAGCATTTTTAAGGGCTGCGATATGTCCATTATGAAATGGCTGGAATCTACCAGGCATTACCACGACTTCAGTACCCTCAATTGGTTGAGTGGTGTCTACCGCCTCACTAATAAACTGCTCGAATAGTTTTACGTGTTTCATCTTTTTCTTTATTTTTTGCTTAGCCTATATAATAGCTACTAGATTTATCTATATTAAGTTCTTTACCATAGTCATCAGTAAATGCATTGTATGGTTTTTTAGCACTTAGTGAAAATGAATTTGCGTCAATTTCTTGGATTAAGAAATGTAAAGATTCTACTCTAGCCATTCTTTCTAAACCTGGTCTAATAGTTTCTATAGCTTGGTCAATATCAAACCCATCTTTGGCGTTAAATGTCATAAATGTTTTAGAACCTGGTTTAATTGTAACTCTACTAGTTGATAAAGATTGAATATCACTAGGTTTTACGAATTTTTTAACCGATGAAACAAAACCCTTTGAATTTTTCCATGGCATATAATTAGTAGATGCTCCTATTCCACCTGCTCTCATTTCAGTATCGCGGTCTACTCCATAGTACTCGGCTTCATTTACAAATTGTTCAAATAGTTTTACGTGTTTCATTTTGATGCTATATTTTATTTAAATTAGATGTTTTCCAGCTTTCTAACATCTGCACATCGCATAACCTAGAACGTTTTCAACATATGATTCTAATTCTTCTATAGTAGCATATATTTCATCTGGATCTGTATTTGGATCGTAAAGACCTTTATCCATTAAATAGTCAATAAACATGTCCATGTCTTCGTTATCCCAAACATCTCTTCCTTTCATTGTTTTAGCCCACCATTTTTTAGCCTCTTTCTCGATTTTCTTATCGGCTTCATTTACAAATTGTTCGAATAGTTTTATGTGTTTCATTGCTTCTTTTTATCTTTTAATTTCTATATTATAATAATGTTCATTATCACCATTTTCTTTAACAACCTGTAGAGCTTTTGCACCAAAATCTTTAATAGCCTCTCTAATATCTTTTGCAATAGATTGGCCCTTCATACCTCTATATGTTATGAAAATATTTTTTGTGTCTTTAGGTCCTTTTGGAAAAGCATAAGGAACAAATTTACTTTTCATTTCTTGAGCAGTGCCATGATTCCAATCAAGTTCATTTTCAAGGTGCTTGATTAATTCATCAACGTTTACAGATTCATTAATATATTGTTCGAATAGTTTTATGTGTTTCATCTTGGTGTTATATTTTATTTAATAGTCAAACTCATAACCTAGAACGTTATCAACATATGATTCTAGTTCTTCTCTAGTATCACTTAGTTCATCTGAATTTGGATCTACTAGACCTTTATCCATTAAATAGTCGATGAACATGTCCATGTCTTCGGCATCCCAAGAATCTCTTCCCTTCATTGTTTTAGCCCACCATGTTTTAGCCTCTTTCTCGATTTTCTTATCGGCTTCATTTACAAATTGTTCAAATAGCTTTACGTGTTTCATTTTACTCCTTATTTTTTGTATGCTAAGATACTTCTAATTTGATGGATTGGTGCAAAAATACCAGTGTACTTATAGACTTTACCTTTATAAACAAATGTAATACCTTCGGTAGGTACAATGTTCTCTAATCCTCCAACTGCTGCAACTCTACTTAATTCATGTTCAAGTTTTTCAACATCTGTCGCATCTCCATTTTTTCTAATAGTATTAATAGCAGTCTCGATCTCTTTGCGCATCTGCTCTCCAGCCTGTGTTGGGTTTGCGGATAAGAAAGCCTCCATATGTTGCATCATCTCTGTACCAACCTCTAGGAAAAGATTTTCAAGAGGAGCATAGATTTGCTTCTTAATCATCTTTTCATTCTTTTTCTCGAAATCACTGTACTCCTTTGTTAAATCGGGACCCATGTCCTTTTTCATTTTAGCAACACTATACGATTTGTTGATTCCTCCAAGACGATTAGCAATTCCTTCAATTGACTCTTCTGGAATATCTATGTCAAGTCCTCTAACGACGTTAACCGCTCTACCAACGACAAAATCCTGTACTGTTGAATTTAAGTTAATACCTGCATCCTGCATGATACCTTTTAGTTTGTCATTATAATACTTTGCTCTCGCTTTGGTATTCTTAAATGGCTTGATAGGAATATCCTGTGGTCCACGAACATAGAACATCTCTTGTGCTGCAGCGTTTGCGTCTGCTATCATCTTACCAAGATCTCTACCGGCTTGTTTATCTTCTCCAACTACTTTTCCATCAATGTCGTATTCTACAATACCATGAAATACTAGAAGGTCTTGACCATAAGGAACTGTGTTCTGTGTTACTGGAGTCATAATTTCGACGCTTGCGAATTTTGTACCTTCACCAAACATCTTTTCTTTATCACCAGGAGAAAGGGCTCCAATTGAAGCACTTAGATCGCGCATTGCTGTGTTGTATGCAATTTCAATGTCTCCTCTGTCTTTGAATTTTGCGGCAAGATCGGCTGCTGTCATTGCGTTTTCACCAGCATTCTTAAGATGACTCTTATTTCTTGCAGCAATTAGTTGACCATTCTTCCATGAAATTGAAAGCTGCTGTCCGTCAGTTTTTTCTTGAACGAAGTTTTCTGGACCAAATGCTCCTTGAACTGTAGCATCAATCATATCTTTTACATCCGCCATTGTTAAACCTAAGTCTTCAAACGGATGGGTAAGGTGGCCATATGCTCCACCTTCAAATAACGGTTCGAGGTCAGTATTTCTGACCTCTCTTTCCGTTAAAAATTCTTCGTATGTATATAATTTATTCATTTATCCTAGTGAAGATTGTAAAGCTCCTACCATAGAACCATAATCTCCTTTATGTTTTGAAATTAAACCATCGACTATTTCTTGTGCTTTTTCTTCGTCAAATTTATCTCCAAATGCTTTTTGAAGTACTGCAAAAGCATATTCTTTGAAGTCATCATCTGATTTTACTTCAGCTTCGGTAACTGCTGATTCTTTAATATCAAATGAATGAACTCCACCACCTGACATAATATCTCTCCACTCAACGTGATTTAACTCTACTTCTGGATATAGTGTCTTTACTTGATCGATTACATAGTCTGGATTTACTTTAAATCCGTATCTAACCTCTAGTTTTTTCTTATCAAGTTTTGTAACTTTTGGTGGTGTATTACCACTATACGCTATGCGAAGTTGATATTGTACATCGCTCTTATTTAGACCTTCGCTTACTTCAACATCCGCTGATTCCATTGGCTCAAACATTTTAACCATCATTTCAAAGTCTTTCTTAAAATAACTTCTTAGGTAACCTCTAACCGCATCGTCAATTAAACCATCTCTATCTCTTTTGTATTCTGGCCAATCATCCCAGTGCCAATCAACTGCATTTTCCGCAGCATCTCTTAGTTTTCTATCAAAAGGTGATGGCATTTTCTTAGGACTACCAGCATCTTTATGGATTTGTTGATTCATGATGCTTTGATCTGAAGAACCCCATTCGTTGACTACTGATTCTCCTGCAAAGTCTTCTGCATTCTCTTTGTCCTCTTTATCTACTGAAGTTACTTTGTACGTTTCACCGTCAACCTCAAATTCATCTTCACCGTCTGCGATTGCCTTTGCTCTTGCAGCTCCAAACTCATTTCCTTCAAGAATTCTAGCCTCTAGTACTTCTTTACTTTCGAATTGAGCGTGAAAATCAGCGATTAATTTTGCGGCCATTGTTTTCTCTCCAATAGAATCTAGGTATAGTGCAGTTCCTTCAACGATTCCTTGTCCTCCCCAGCCAGCGGCATTTGAAATTCTAGAAGCTTCATTATATAATGCGACTTTAATTCTATCCGCTGAAACTTTAACTTCAATATTACCAAGTCCGCTTGGTTTTGTTACGATCGGAGAAAGTGCTCCTTTGATATTTTTAGCAATTGCATTTCCCTCTCTAGAAAAATTAGCGTCCTCCATTGCAGCTTGGAAAATAACTTTAACTGCCCCAAGTTGCATATTTTTACCATCTACTAAACTTGTGTACATCTTACCAAATAGGTGATTGTATTGAGTTACTACCTTCTTAGCATCTCTCTTATATTCGATTGGAAAACTTCCAGTTGCTTCAAAAACAAACTTTTCAAAACGAGTAGTTTCAACTGTTTCAAATGCAGGTTTTAGGTCATTATCTTCATAAGTATCTGCCATATACCATTTTCCGTCTCTTTCATCATATAGATAGATGAATTCTGCCCATGACTGTTTAGCATCTCCAATAAAGTCTCTAATGTAGCCTGCGTTTCCTGACATTGTCTCCGTATCGTCGTTATAATAATTAATCTTCTTTGGATCAGCCTCTAAACCAGATCCTGCTCCATTTTGAATAACAACGTCGATGTTTTTTCTCTTAGATCCTGAGTAACCCTTCTTGATTAGTGGTAACATATTTTCTGGATAACCGTCATAATGCATATAAACAGCTTGAATGTCTCCCTTTTTATTAATTTTACCAAAGAATGAACGTGTTCCCTCTTCAATTAGAGAAAGTGATTCATTAAGATCAGTACCTTCTAATCTTGAAAAGAACTCTCCTCTCTTTTCTTCGTCTAGTTCAGATACTTTTGTTACTCCGTATTCTGCCAATAGATCTTTGAAACTGCGTGCAGTTTCTTCTCTAGCCTCTGTTTGTTTTTGTGCTTCCTCTTCAGCTAATCTTTGTGATCTAGCCTTTGTGAAGTCTTCAAATGAATTTAATCCAGCCATTGTATTATTTTATTTTTTGATTATGTCTGTACTTTTTTATATATCTCCGTCAAACTTTACCTTTTTAATGTCATACTGAAACTTCTGCTCCTTGTATATCTTACGCCTAGCTTTCGAGTGTCTCATTAAATAGTTGTCCCAGTCTGGTGAGCTAATGTCATCTACAAAGTCAACGATCGTTACACTATCTTTTGACTCATGTTGTCTTAATCCACGACCAATTGATTGTCGAATTATCACCTCTGATTTAAAAGATTCTGTGAAGAATATATTGTGAATTTTCTTAATTGAAATACCAGTAGAGAAGGTACCATAGCTTGCTACGATAACGACCTCTTCTCCGATCTCCATTTTCTTTTTGTATTCTTCGCGAATGTCCTTATCGGTACCGCCGTCAACATAGTAAACGGTCTTGTCGCTATCATTGCGAAGTTTTTCATATATCTTCTGGCCATGTTCAATCCTGTGGAAAAGTACAAGGGAATTGCCGCGTACTCTGGAAATGATGTTACAAATAAAATTGAGCCTGCCCTCCGAATTAATGATATAGTTTTGTTCAAATTTGAAAACGTCTTTACTTTCATATTTATTAAATGCCATTTCTCTGAAAGCCTCTTTTGCTTTTTCAGGTGCATAGTCCATCTCAATAACTTTTACGCGACAGTTTGCAATGTAACCCTCAGTTTGAAGGAAATTTGCGCTTACCTCGGTAATTAGTGGACCAGTATAGGCCATTAGTGTTAGTCGATCCAGTGTTCCAGACTTTGGTATAGTACCGGAAAGGCCATATCGATAGTCGGCATTTTTACACTTCGATAGGATCGTTTTAATTGACTGTGATTTTGCTTTGTGAGTTTCATCAATGATCACAGCATCAAATTGGTCAAAGTATTCAGCTTTCTTCTTAATTAATGATTGATATGTACCGATCACTACGTTTCTGCCAGCTCTGATCTTTTGACCACTATAAATTTGCTGAATCTTGATGTTTACCTGGTTTCGATAGTTATAGTCCATAAAGTCCTCACTTGCTTGAATTACAAGTGAAACGTTTGGTACGATAAACAGGATCTTTTCAGCCTTTTGTTTCTCTAAAATATATGCAACTGTTAGGAATGAGATTAGTGTCTTACCAGCAGATGTTGCAAGCTCTGAAAGACACTTTCTAAATTTTAATATGTTATATGCAGCGTCGATTTGATAGTCGCGGGGTGTTATCTCTGAATCATCAAAGAAATCTAATGCCCATTTTTCAAAAGACTCGGCACTAATGTCCCTATCGAAAAGTTCGGTAATTCCATTAATCTTTAGCTCGTACTTGTATTCCTTACAAATGTCAACCACCTCTTTCCAAAGACCAGATGGAATCCATTTATCGTCCTTGACATAGGAAATGTAGCCGTCCCATACCCCCTTTTTGACAAGTGGATTGAATCTCCACGAGTCAATTCTTTTGGTAAGTGATATATTCAGCTGCTCGAGTTCTAATGAAGTCGCATCATCGATTCTAAGCAACTGTTTATTTTCAGTTAAACTGAGCTCCATTCATGATAGAGTCTTTTTATTCTCCTTACAGGTCTTTAATGGCTAACCTGTTTCGGATGGCAAAGCCCATATTATCTAGGGTTTTTACCGACTCCTTGAAAAAGTCTAATTGATTTTCAAGGTGTGAGAGTATGGCATTTTCGTCAGCTAGGTCGGCCTCGATGAATCGCTCTTTTTGCTTTTCACCAAGTTTGTAGTCATACTCATAGTAACGTAGATATGCTTCTCTATAACGATCTGCTATCTTACGCTTCTGATCTTTAATCTTCACATTGATATATGCGATGTGATCGATCATCTTTTGGCGATTGGAGAGAACCATTGCAATAGTGTCCTCCATGCCATTTATGTATCTTAGTGATTTTGCTAGGTCCTGGATCTTTAAAGTCCATTCTTCTCGCTGTTCACTTAATTTCTTATCCAGTGCTAGGATCTTTTCTCTATTTGACATCAATATTATTATTAAAACAGTCCCTTGTCCTTGTTATTCTTTCTTATAAACTCCGATACCCTTAATTTCTTTTTAAACTTCGGCTTCTCAATATCGATCTTTGGAGCATCATGGTCATAATTGGCGGAAGTAAAGCCAAGCATGGCTTTCATCCCTTTAAACCTGTCTCGGTCCCTGTAAAAATCATCAAGATCCTTGTCTACCATCTCTGTAATTCCTTCTATACGTACCATAGATCTAATTGACTTGAAGTGAAATAATCATCCAGTTTTTTAATTGCTGGGTTCTTTAGCTCGAAACACTTAATAACCAAATCGTTCAGATCTTTTATATCATATGTATCTAATTTATTTTCTTTTAAAAATTTAGACCACATAAATACAGATCTGCCCTTCTTTAATTTTTCAGCCATCTTTTTCTTACCAGTTTTGTCATTATCAAACATATAACGAACAGTTGCCATTTGGTCGAACTCTTCAGTGTTACGACCAGCCGTTGCAAGTGCAAGGCTATTAGTCATAAACTTAGAGTCGATTGGACCCTCAAAAATCGTAACTGGTCGTTGGAAATTTATTTGCATAATTCCAAACAGAGTCGATAGTTTTGTTATCTTTTCAAGTTCTTCTTGACTGACTTCTAATTCCTTACCTAGCTCTTCATATAATTTTGGAAGGTCATATGTTAGGTATCTTTGTCCCTTTCCTTTCATTCTTCGACTTTGTGCCGACATAATCTTACCATCTCCAGTAAAATTAAGAATCCAAAGGCGATTGTCTCTTGGGCTAAATAGGAACTCTTCACTCTTTTTATGAAGCAGTCTCTTTTTTAGATAGAGCCAAATCCAGTCTCCAGGTTCTATTTCTCTCGCAGCAAATCCACGCTTAAACTCTTCAACTGATATTGCTAAGTCACTTACACTTTGAAATACAGAATGTGTTAGGGTATCTGCCTGTGATGTTACTGACCTATTGTGTTTGATATAGTCAATAATAGTAAATGAATCCTCTGAACTGGGAAGTCTTACCTCGTTCTCGCGAAGAAGTGTCTTAAGATCGGTGTGATAACCACAGTTGTAACAATGATATTGGAGGGTGTCCCAGTACATGTTACCCCTCTTCTTTGTATCGTCATTATGCGAATCCCCACAATAAGGACACGCCATAGTAATTCTACCAGGCATGTCCTTTAGCATTTGCTTGTTGGGATTTGAATGCGCCGTTAGACATACGTCCTTCAGCGCTTTCATAATCTTTAATCTAAGCTCTTCAGTAAGCTGTGGATTAGATGTCGAGGTCATCTAGGAAAGAGTCTAGATCGTCATCACTTGAAACTTCAGTGGTTGAAGATTCTGTACCCGCAGTTTCTGCAACTTTTTCTTTCTTAGGAGCAGCTTTCTTAGCCTCTTTTTTAGGAGCTGAAGAAGTTACTTCAGAAATTGCATCACCTGGATTTAGGTACATCTTCAATACACCATTTACAAAGTCTCTTGTTTCACCGTCCCATGCTTTGTATTCATAAGATGTGAGTGAAGGTGCGTTTTCTAGCTCTTCTTTGATCGCTGCCATCGATTCCTTTGTGCGTTCTGCTGGAGAACCCGAAACATCGATTGCTGAACGAGATGAAGAGAACTTCGACTTGTCATAGTTATTGTATTCACCTTGACGGGTAATGATTAACTCAAAGTTCTTTCCTTCAAATAGATCGAATACTTGAGTTGGTTCGCCAAAGTCTGGTTTTAGTTCTGCGTCAATCTTCTCTTTGATCTTGTAACCGAACTTGTAAATCATGTAAGTTCCTTCCAAGTCTGGATTTTGTGGATCCTTAATAATCTTGATTAGAGAATAGTATTGTTGACGTCTCTTAAGTTTTTCTGATGCTTTACGGTCAACTGCTGAATCAGAGTTGCGAAGCTTCCAGAATACGTCTGCGATTGGGCATTTTTCACCAATTGAAGATGGTGAGTCAACCAATTTACCGTCACCGTTTGAGTCTGTCAACCAGTGAACGTATTTTTGAACTAGAGAATTACGAGGATTCTCAGGGTTTGGAACGAAGCGGATTAGCGCTTTGTAAGTTCCGTCTTTTCCATCGTCAGCTGTTGGTTTGTAAACCTCACTAACGGAGTTTGTTGTGGGCTGATGCGTTTCTACGTCTTCTACGCCCAAATTAAAAATGTCAAAATCTGCCATGTCTTTAATTTACCTTTAATTTTTGTTAAACTTTAATAGTACTTATATTACTTAAAATGACAATGTTTCAAATTCAGCTAAAACATCCTACTAATTCTATGTTACCTACGCGGTCGACGTTACTCCTAATTGAGTCTACTTTGTGATTAGTAAGAATGAATTAAGACAAAATAAGTTATCCATCATCATAGTTTATATATCTCACGTAACATAAGTTTCAATGTTGCTTGAAAACTTTTTTACTTATTTTTGAAACAAAATAGAGATGCTTGCATAAAACCTTTAAGTTCTTGAAGGAGAGATAAGGTTACTTGGACTGCGGAAGGGAAATCATGGCTGCGAGGAAAAAAGCGTCTACCAAATCATCAATAGGCTTAGGAATCTTTTTCCCAAAGTCCTGACTCTTGATCCACTCATAAAAAGGACTCTTCTCTAGATTTTCGTCCCCTATCCCATTATTAAAAAAGACCTCAAAGAGCTGACTCTTGTTCATGTTACCTTTCCCAGCGAATTTCTTAATCGTAGTAGGCGCGACTGTCATTAGGTCTTCTGGCATGAGAGTCTTTAAAAGTTTTAGCTTAAGGATAGCGGCACCAGCCGCCATATCGATCATATTATTAGTGCCCATCTTAGATCCATAGCTGGTCCCCTCAAAGGCAATTGTAAATCCATCACCTTTAAAACTTTCCTGTAAAACTAAATTGATAATGTCATCAGCCATTCGATCATATCTCTTGATCTTTGCTAATTCAACACTTGAGAATTCCTCCTCTTTACTAAAATCAGGTTGGCTAACAAGAGTCACGTCTTTTAATAGACTCATCTCTTCTTGAAGTTTTTGATCCTTCTTTGTACCGGTACCCGGCTTCATATATGAAATGAAGTGGTACTTTTTACTCTTATCATTATAGAGACAAACTCCTGGAGAATTTAAAGAAAAGTCAACTGCTAGGTAATTCATTTAGATTCTTTTACCAAGTGCAGATCCCAATGCGGCACCTACTAACCTTGAAGTTAATAAATCATATAGAATTCCCTTTTGAATCCCAAGAACTTTAGCGACCATCTTACCTACTGTTTTACCAAGTGCAAATCCAGCTAAACCACCAAAAATAGAACCTAACATACCTTCATTAGTTACCTCTTCATTAAATCTATTAATGTCTAGTTCTCCATTCTCGTTTGAGTATTCTATTATAAATTCTTCTAGAGCTGCATCTACCTTAGCCTCTAACTCGTCGGTCCATTCCTCTTGTAAACCTTCTGTCAAGATTCTCAAATCTTCTTCTGTAACATGCTGTTCAGTAAGGTACTCGTTAAATGTTTTAATTGTATTGCTCATAATTTAGTTATTGTATTTCTAACTCTATATTTATCTTATTATAAAAGAACGTTACTTCAAACGTACTAAAATCTGCGACATTCTCACTCATGTTAAGGTTTAACTCATTGATCGAGTTCATGATTGGGTTCTCAAACTTAAAATATGCAACACTTGCGCCTTCAGCATCTAAAACCCTTAGAGTCAAGTCCTGTGTATATGGCTCTTCAGTTGATCTTGCGTAATAATACAAGAGAGTGTCTTGCATAATCCAATAATTAATGAAGCCATCGAGAAGTTGCATCGTTACGGTAAACTGTCTCTCTACCGTGTTTTGGATTGGAATAGCACCTCTATGGTATCTAATCGTACCATCACTATCTTGTTGGGTTACAGGGTCGAAACTCATTCCAGGTACATTTAGTCCTTGGATTGAATAATTTATAAAGTCAATCGGTTCTGCAAGAAGATTACCTGGAATTTTTTCCAAATATTTCTTATACTTGTTTGCAACCTCTTCCGGAATAAACTTTCTTGGAAACCTAAAGTCGTATGTATTATTTCTACTATTTAAAATCATTACTCAACTGTAAAGTTACCTTTGATGACCGCGGTTTCTTCGCTACCATTATCAAGTCCGATATAGAATTTTCTTGCTGTCATTCCTCTAACTTCAGCCGCATTTCCCTCATCGACTCTAAACAGAATTTCTCCTGCGCTCATATCAATATCTTTATTCGGAATATGATTAAACCTTTTACGAACTTTTCCATCTACAAAGTTGAGCGTCATATTTTCTGCTGAAGTAAAGTCAAGCATTTCAAAGTCGTCTCCATTCTTTTTAGCGATTTTAAACTTAAAGTATGTTGTCATTGGATAGATTCCAATTTCTAACTTGTCTGAAGTTAAAAAGTTAGGACTATCAAAATATCTATCGTTTACTGCAGCAAGGTCACCAATGTCATTTACTGAACCTTCAGCAGGGTTAGCGACTGCAACTACATTATATCTTTCAACAAAAGTCTTAACATTCTTAGTTGTTCTTGGAATAGTTGCAGCAATTGCGTCTCTAACGCTTCTATTTCCAGACAGGTTTGGTAGAGTATTGAATACCTCGGTAATTGTATTACTACCTGAAATATTTACACCTCCTAAGAATTTTCCGTATTTTGGAGCCTGGTTTACGGTTAAACTTGCTCTTTTAACGATTTGTGTATTATCAGTCTCATTATAAATTCTCATCGTTACATCGATTGAGAAGTTAACTGCAACATTTGCATTTTGAATTACTGGACGGTATAAAATTGGTGTGTCAAAATCTTCTGCTTGCGTAAATGTAGTATCAAACGTCTTGATTTGATTTAAACCAACTTGCTCATACGTCTCAACCTCATATAAAACGACAATATCGTCAGAACTTGTATTGATTCTATTTAAGATATATGCCTCAAATGCACTTGCACTTCCATCTCTTTCTCCATAAATTTTAAAGTAATCTCCATCTTCAGCATCTTCTACAACAACAGTAAAGTCTTGGAATTCATCTTCTCTTGCGATTGTAAACGCATTTTCTTCTCCTAAATGAATATAGTCAAATCCTGATTCAGTCGATATTCTATCAATCAGTGTAAATCTAATCCC